TCAAGATGTAGTTCTTGGTGATGCATGTATCGAAGAGACTAAATTGATTGAATGGTTTAGTTCTAACATGACTAAATTAGAACAAGAAAAAATGATTAAGCATTTAATGAAGATGACTTATTCATGGATTGGTTATAGAGCAAATAGAGACATGCCATATTTAAATGTTGAATATGTTATGGACAAATATAATTTAGGTGGTACACCACTTAATCATGCTATACTTTGTGCAGCTGATGTTATCGAAAACTTTCAAGAAAAAACTAGAGTACAAAAAACTAATGTGATATTCTTAACTGATGGCGATAGTCATTCTGCTGAATATTACTATGATTATCCTAGTGAAAAAAATAGTTATCTTGGTGATGGTATTCATGCCGTATCAACTAATTATGATTCTGATATCGTTTACAAAGATAAAAAAAGATATATTACACATATTAATGCTAAGGGTCAATACTACTCTAGAATAAATCAAACTAAAAATCTTTTAGAGTTGTTGAAAAAACAAGTACCAGATATTAATATCGTTGGATTCTTTATCGATGGTAGAGGTAAACATGGTAGAGTTAACGTTGACAATATGTGTAGAAAAATGGGTTGGTCTAGAGGTAGAGACGAGCAAAAGATTTTGGATGCTCAAAAACAACTTAAAAAAGAAAAAGTATTAGTCTGTAAATCTCAAGGTTATGATGAGTATTATATCTTACCAAGAGGCCCAATAGATAGTGCTGAGGACGAGGTTCTAGAAATCAAAGAAGGTGCGAAGCCGAATCAGATCGCAAGAGCTTTCATGAAATCTAGTGGTTCTAAGACAGTAAACAGACAATTACTCAATAAATTCATAAAGATGGTGGCGTAAATGATTGATATTACTTGGTTAATTGACCATATTATTTGGTTGACAATCCACCACGTTACCCTTTATTATTAGTATATAAGGTGAGAAAACAAACAATACAAACAAGAGAGGTTATATTATGTTAACACCCAATAAACAAAAATTCGTTGATGCTGCTTCGAAACATTTCGGAGTCGGTGCAATCGTTGGTAGGAACGAGATCAATGAGTTTGCAGCTGACAATGGATTTTCAAATCCTAGTTGGTTCAAGAAACCTGCTTACAAAGTAGGTCATGGTAAATATAAATTGCCATCAGATAACGCCGAAGCGAAAACTGAGACAGTTGCTAGTGCGGCAGTTTCTAATAATACTGATAATGCAATGTCAGTTAATTTAATCGCTACAAACTCTGGTATGGAGTCTTTAGTTCCTAGTAAGTTTCAAGGGTTCGTACCTTGGGGTCATTACTCTACAATCAATCAGGTTGTTAAGTCTGGTATGTTTTATCCGATTTTTATTACTGGTCTATCTGGTAACGGTAAAACTCTTATGGTCGAGCAAGTTCACGCAGCTGCCAAAAAAGACTTAATCAGAGTTAACATTACAATCGAGACCGATGAGGATGATTTACTTGGTGGTTTCAGACTTGTTAATGGTGAGACTAAGTTTGTTCCTGGTCCAATCATCGAAGCAATGGAAAAGGGTTGTACTCTTCTTCTTGATGAGTGCGATTTAGGTTCTAACAAACTTATGTGTTTACAACCAGTCTTAGAAGGTAAAGGTGTTTATCTTAAAAAAGTAAATAAATGGATTACACCAAAAGCTGGATTTAACATTATCGCAACAGCGAATACTAAAGGTAAAGGTTCTGAGGACGGTAGGTTCATCGGTACTAACGTTTTGAACGAAGCGTTTCTTGAAAGATTTGCCGTTACAATCGAACAACCATATGCTTCTAAAAAAGTAGAAGAGAAAATTATTCTTGGTTCTATGGAAAAATATGGTAAGTCTGATAAGAAGTTTGCCGAGAACCTATGTACTTGGGCAGAGGTTATCAGAAAAACTTTCTATGATGGTGGAGTTGATGAGTTGATATCAACTAGAAGACTTGACCACATTGTCAAAGCATTTTCTATCTTTGGCGATAAAATGAAATCAATTGAGTTATGTGTTGCAAGGTTCGATGATGATACTAAGGAATCATTCTTAAACCTTTATACTAAGATTGATGCTGGAGTTACAGTTGACTCTTTAGACGCTGATGACCAAACTAAGGTCGAAGAAGACGAAAAAGAAGAAGAGGTCGACACAGCAATATAAAATTTATTTTGGGGGTTGACTTTTTAGAGGTCAATCCCCATATAAATAACTATGACATGCTCATAAGAGGTGTCAAAATTAAACTTTGCTTAATATAAGGAGGTACTAATCATGACCAATCTAAGCATATTCAATCAATTAAGACCATTCTCAGTAGGGTTCGATGACATGTTCGACCACTTTGATTCAATGGTAAGTATGGCGCCAAGTAATTATCCACCATACAATATCGTCAAAACTGACAATAATAACTATAATGTAGAAATCGCATTAGCAGGTTTCAGTAAAAAAGACATTACAGTTGAAGTTGAAAATGGTATATTAACCATCGAGTCTGTTAAAGACAAGAGCGATAAAGAAGAAGACACGCTCGGTGTATTGCATAAAGGTATATCAAAGAGATACTTTAAAAAACAATTTACAATTGCAAAAGATGTAAAAGTAAATGGGGCTGAATTAAAAGACGGTCTATTGAAAGTGTCTATGGAAAGAATCGTACCAGAGGCAATGAAACTAAAAAAAATTACTGTAAAGTAATATAACCTCAAAAAAGATAAAAGAGGCCTTGACAAAGAGGCCTCTTTTGTTGTATCTTAGGCTTAATATAATGAATGAACAGTTGGATAGAATAGAAAAGAAATTAGATAAACTTGAAAAGAAACTTGATAGACATATAAAAGAGATATGGCAAGTTTATGAACCTATCAAAAAAATATTAGAGAAGTTAGAGAGATTTAAATTATGGTAAAAGTATTTGATTTAGAGCCTGGAGGTTTAAAAGATGGTGGACAAGCCAAACTCAACGAAGAAGAAACCAATAGACTTAATAAAGAAGAAGAATTAAAAAGACAACATCAAGAGACTAACAAAGGTCTAGCAATTGAGTTAAGAAATAAAATTGCTTGTCCTATGATGCGTGTTGAGTTTCCAAAAGAAATTATTGAAGAGATAGAGCAGGGTATAGAAAACCCCGATGAACAATTTAGAGATAATTTAAATAATATATTTAAACAAATAGGTAAAACGTTTTTAAAAAAATGTTATGGAATAGAAAAACAATTAAAGATAGATTTTAGATTATTTCAACCAGGTATTGAAGCAAGTAAAGAATACAATCATAAAATAAAAGCATTACTGTTTACAGATGGTGGTAACAAATTTGATTTTCAATGGAACTCTGTTGAACTACACGACCATCCTTTAAGACCAGATAACTTTGAATCTGTAACAACAGAACCAGGTGTACTAATAATATATCCTAGTTACAATATGATTACAACATCACCACCACAAAATTATTTAGATGAGTCGCCTGTAATTGAAGTAGGCATTGATTATGAAATATAACGAAGAGAAAATTTTTAAAGAACTTAAAGATTATATTGAAGATACATATAGCCAACATTATAGTGTTGGTAAAGATGGTAAGATTCAAGTACAAGATTTGCTAAGGCAACTTGGAATTGATAAAGATTTTTGTCAGGCCAATGCAATTAAATATCTTGCAAGGTATGGTAAAAAGAATGGCAGAAACAGAAAAGACTTGCTAAAAGCAATGCATTATATTATACTGTTAATGTCGAGTGAAGATAAAGATAATGGAGAAAGTGAACATGAAACTAAGCAATGAGACAATTGGTGTACTTAAAAACTTCGGTAGCATAAATCAAAATTTAGTTATCAAAGAAGGTAACATCATGACCACAATGTCAGCAATGAAAAATATTGTGGCAAAGGCAGACGTTACTGAAACGTTTCCTAGAGAGGTGGCAATATATGATTTGAATGAATTTTTATCATCGTTATCTCTATTTGCTGAACCTGTTCTTGATTTCTCCCATCTCTCCCTCTT